GAAATAAGTGTTGAGGGAAGTCCAACAAGACCAAATCATGAGGATATAATTCATCCTAAAGTGTATGAAGAAAATAAGGGCTTTAAGTCATTTATGGAAAGAGGTAGAGGTGGTAACGCATATCATTATCCTTCTCAAAAATTGAAAAACTCATTGAAAGAACATATGGGGTTAGATGAAGAAACTGTTGAAAGAATGTTTGCATCGGCAAGAGATAAACCTAGCAGGACTCATAAGAATGCATATCATTCTTTAGCCCATGCAATTAGTCAAGCAACGCAACAACAAACCCCTACCGATATTCCTTTAGAACCCAAAACTGAAACAGGAATGAAAGAGTCTGTTATACCGCCTCAAATAAAGGTAGGTTCTAACGCACCCCGTATAACTCCCGAACCTAATGCTGAAAGGATAGTAAATGTTGGAAATCAACAAAGAATACAAAGAAAACCTACTAAACTTGACCGTTATTTATATCCTAATGAATTTCAAAACGGTATAAACTCTAATGAACCATTGTCTGATACGGGCTATCGTGATAGGCGGGCTGCTGCAATGAATCCCGAATCATTAAGTAGAATATTCACGTCATTAAGTAATGGATTAAACATCAAGGAATTAGAAAAATCAATGTTTGAAGATTATCTTGAAGGGGTTCAAATGAGGTTGGCTGAAACCGTGTTAGCGGATTTTACCGATATAAGGAAAATGGATATATCTTCGCCAACCGATATAACAATACTTTCAAGTCGTATTCAACGATCCACTAATGATGTAATAACTATTTATCATACAAGAGGAGATTGGAGAAATATAGCAAAATCTTTTGGCCTAGACCCTCTTGACGTTCAATTAGTGAAGGTGAGTCTCAATGGATAATTTGATTCTTCAAGCACGTTTGTTTGAGAAACAAATGCAGCAAGGTGGCGAACAACAAGACGCTAATGGAGATGGTTTGGATGATAAGACCGGCCAACCAATCAAGAGAGTAACTACCATTACTGAAGATATAAACAATAAAACAGGGCAAGTTGCAAGCAAGGAAACAAAAACAAAAGTAATCAATCCTACTGCTGAGTTTGATGCTCAACAAGCAGATAATCGTTCACCTAATGGCGTTGCAACCAATTTAACCACCAAATCAAAAGATGAATTAATCAATCACTTTTTAGTTAAATCTCCTGTTATTCAACAATCTGCAACCGGCGAAGATGGAGTCATTAATCCATCTTACACCGAACCTGCTGTTACTGAAGAAGAAATGATGAGTCCAACAAACAATCCTTTGATGGATAAAGTAAAGGGCGGAATAAAAGGTGCAGCGAAATTTGGTGCAAAAACAGGACTAGCAATGGCAACAGCCGGGATAGGAAATGTTGCATTGAATGCTTACAATAAAAATCAAGCAAATCCAACTCCCCCTGACCCTAACGCCCATGCATATATGCCCGTAGCAGGAGGTGCAATGTCCAATCTCAAAAATATGGGTAGAGGCTATTTAGATTCAGTTACGCCGAAGGTTTTGGGTGGACAAGGCAAACCCCTAACAGGCGATCAAGGAGGTTTGCAGGGCGTGTGGAATAATGTAACACAGGGCGGTGCGAATAGAGAAGGTCTAACTTCTCCCGAACAATCACGAGAACAAGCAGCACAATATAATAGCGGCAGACAACAAGCAATTGGTGATAAAAGAAGAGATGGATTCGGTAATCCCCCTGCCGGTACTACACCCCCTGCCGGTACTACACCCCCTGCGGGTAATAATTACGCCCAACAAGAAGCACAGCGAAAGTTGGGGCAGCAATCAGTAGATGCCGCCGAAGCAAAAATGAATACTAAAGGCGGTGTTGGTACAGGGTTGATGTCAAATATGCTTACATTTGGTATGTCCGGTGCGGCAAGAGGGTTGTATAATCTGAATCAAAGAAAACAAGGCCAAAAAGATATGCAAGCAATTGCGAGTGGGCAGCCAGTTAGAAACAGTTATGATTTAGAGTCAAAGATACACGATTTACATTCTTTACAAAAGCAACAGTCTTATTATCGTGAAATTGATTCAACGGAGGCGATTAGGTTTGCCCATTCCTGACCCTTTTGATGTTGCTTGGGAATTTTCCAAAGGCGAAATGAGTTTAGAGAAATCTGTTTTTGATTGGTTTGATTCAAGTTTAGATAGATACCAACCAAAAATGACACCGCCTAAACCGCCAAGACACGCTGCTATGCTTGAAAACATAACAGATAGGGTTGCGGAAATTAAAACACTGGTAATAGATGGAGAAGGCGAGGGAGTAACTGTTGAAGAACATCCTGAATCAGAACAGGAAGTATATGATAAAGGTTCGACAGACAATGTTCATCATGAACCGGATTATTTTCATTCGGATACAATAACCGTAGATGATGCTAAAGAAAGAGTTGCAGAAGAAGAATGGATTGAAGAAGAAAGAGCAGCCATAAGAAGAATTTTAGAAGGAGACTTTAGCGATTTTGAAATTGAAACAAAGGATAATGTTGTTGCAGATATACCGTTTGTTGCAGATATACCGGATGCAAACTTAACTGATGTTATGCCCGAAGTTATTAGACCTGAAGAACCTAAAACTGTAACTGACGAAATAAAAGCGGCTCGTGAAAGAACATTACCAAAATACATTACACCTTCTACTGATAAATCTGTTGTTGATAGAATACATGGTTTGGCTCTTGATGGCAATGAAAATGCATTAAAATTATTTAGAGATAATAAAGGAGATTTAGTTGATGCATTTGAATATGATGAAGAACACGAGTTCTTTGAAAAAGGCATTCAAACAATAGTTGAGAACCCGTTTGCCAATCCATTCTATGATACATCTGCCTTTTCAATAAAGAAAGAAAGACCAAAGGGTTTTGTTGCACCACCTGCAATTACCCCTCCTATTGACCTAATCAAACAAGAACAACCAAACGCAATCGAAGGTTTTGAGACAAACGAGGGGGATGATTTGTCATTACTGCCTTCATCGGTTTTCAAGAATACTGATGCCCCCGTTGTTGATAACATGAGTTTGTTACCTACGGGGTGGAAAAATGAGTGAAGGCATCAATGACCTCACAAGTAAAATAGATTGGGAAATGGGAAAGCGTGATTTCAAGTTCTTTTTTGAAGATATATGCGGATTTCAATTAGCACATTTCCATAAGGAATGGTATGAAAACGCTGAAAACAATAACAAAGTATGTGTTATAGCAAGTAGAGATCATGGCAAATCTGTATTCTTTAGAGTATATCTATTATGGAAAATGGCATACAATCCTAATACTGAAGTGCTATTCTTCAGCCACAGTCAGCATCAGTCAATAGACCACATGGGTAAAATGAATGAATTGATTGAGACAACCCCTGCTTTGCAGCATCTAAAACCTGCAAGAGGATGGGCAAAGCAATTATTCCGTTTCACCAATAAATCTTCTATTCGTGCTATGTCTATTGGTAAAGCGGTGAGAGGGGCGCACCCTGACATAGTGGTGCTAGACGATATTCTATCTAGTGAAGCAGATACACAATTAAAGGCTATATCTACATGGTTTTATACTGCTCTTTTACCTGTTCTTCACCATACAGCGCAGATGTGTGTTGTAGGAACTCCGTTCTCATATACGGATTTATATTCTGAATTAAAAGGACTTGACGGATATTGCGTAAGAGAATATCCTGCTATCAATGAAGTTACAGGAGAACCACTATGGCCTGAGAGATGGTCTTTGGATGCATTAAACGTAAGAAAAGGTGAAATGACCTCTATTGCTTTTACTCGTGAGTATCTATGTAAGCCAATTGCAAGCGATTCTAGTTTATTCGCAGAAGAGGTTCTTGAAGCGGCCAAAGATGATACTCACATACTTTCTTACTATCCTGAACCTGAAGGCAATCTAAATTATTACATTGGGTGGGATCCTGCAATAAGTGCAGATAGAAGGGCGGATTATACCTGTATGTTAGTCATAGGAATGGATGAAAATAGACATAAAAGAATTGTTCATGTTCATCATGAAAAGAATATGAATTTCAATCAACAGATAGAGAAAGTCATAGAATTAAATGCTAGATTTAATCCTGTTATAATAGAATTGGAAACAAATAATTTTGCAATGGCATTCAATCAAGTCCTTAAAGAAATAAGCGATTTACCAATAAAACCATTCAATATGAGTCGTATGAAAAAGGAGGCACTTATGCATACTTTACAACTCCACTTTGAGCAACAACATCTTATTATCCCGTATAAGGATGAAGGTTCTACTAGAAGGCTTATGAACGCTCTATTAAACGAACTGTCAATGTTTACCATGCTTGCTAACGGCAAAATGGAAAGTTTGGGCAAGCATGACGATATGGTTATAGCATTGGCACTAGCAGTTCAAGCAACAAAAGAATACAGGGAAAGCATCGTAATACTAGATGGCCCAACATGGCAAAAAAGGTTAGGGTGGGCAGATGCGTAAAGAATATCTTGAACCCATAGATGGTGTAGAATCCTTATCTGATTCTGTAATTAAATTCGCAGAAAATAATCTAGCACAACAAGAAATAGATATGGCACAACAAGCATTGACTGCGGCACAAGAGAAGAAAAGGCAAGAGGATGCACAAAGAAATGCCATAGATGCAAGAGCCGATGCGAGTATTGAAGGTACAGACAAAGAAGGAAGTTCTGCACCTACTGAACAACCCGGTACTGTATTACCTGCTACTGCACCCCCTCCGATAAGTAAAACATGGTTTACTGATAACTTTGGCATGACAGGTAGAGAATTAAGTGAGATATTAATTAAAGCAAAAGATTTGAGAACATTGGATAGCATACAGGGCTTACTAAAAATGGAAAAGCAAGCAATAATTAGTCATTTCAAAGGAGTCTCCCCTAGTCTTGTAGATGAATTGCCTCTTACTGAAATTGATTATGATGCTTTGAATAAGCATTCAGATAGACTTGATTTGCCATTTAGAAGATTTGTAAAAACATGGACATCATCTGATGAACAGGGAAGAGAAAAAGCAGCACATTTATGGAGTACGACAATAGACAAGTCAGAACGTCTATCTAATCGTGAAAGAAATCTATTAACAAAATGTCGAGAAGTGATATACGCTCGTGGTGCATTGAATGCTCAAACATTGAAATCCTATGGCATTCAAGCAAGTCCGGCTGAAATCTCTTCATTGATAAAATCGCATGGTTTCTTATTCGATTTAATATCAGTAGGGCAATTTAGTAAATCAGTAGGTAGAGGTTTATTCTATGACATAAAAAGAAGAGATGTATTGATTAAAGATGCAGATCGGTTTATTGCAGGTTTGATTGAAAACAATTCAAAATTCAAGATGGATACTAGACTTAACCCTAGAATTGAATTAGGGTTTCATGCGCCTACTGCACCGTGGTATGCAGACGCACTATGCAAAGAATTAGACACTACTAACATCACATCTAATTCAAGTAAGATTGTTATAAATGGAGAACCCGCAGTAAGAAAAGCCTTAGAATTGGCTGAACCATATCTTAATGGACACTCGCCTGACGCAAGAAAAATGTTGAAAGGACTGAGAGGAGATAGAGATGCCCTTTTAGTTTTAGCATATGAAAATATGAATCAAACAGAACAAATACAATTATTAAAATCTCATAGAATTGATGATGAAGAGATGACAAGAAAAAGAGAGGCGGTGCTAACAAATGGTTGATGACAAGAAAATGGAGAGATTGTTTTCTGCTATTGGAGTAGATATGGAGAGGTATAACACACCTATTCCATCCATGCCATTATTTACGCAGGGTATTCAAGAACCTGCATTATTACAAGGAATTACAATACCTGCTTTGTATGCTGCCGCTTACGAATGTATGGTTTTACGTTCAATATTACAACATCTTTCTGTTGAAACATTCAGAAAAGGTTGGGATTGGGATGCTAAGTTTGTTTGCAAGTGCAAAGAATGCGGTGAAGAGTATCAACAACAACTGCAAGAATGTAAGTCATGTGGCGGAGAAGTGCGAAAACCGGATAGAGGCCAAAT